AGAAACATACACGTGGATACCTTCTTCATCAGACAGAGCCTGTAGGCGCAATGACAGAGGAAGAGGCTATCGAATACTTAATTATGAAAGACTGCCCTGAATCTGTATGGAAAACATATAACGAGGGTAACCGTCCTACGATGGTTATCTGTACTAAACAACAATTACCTCAGACTAGAGAATGGCGTAATGCTTGGAAGATTTCTGAGGAACTTAACATAGCCGCATAGGAGACTAAAAGTGGTTGATACATATATCGTAGATAAAGACGGTAATCAGGCAAATGCTGCTAGTGTAACCGTTCCCTCAGACCGTCACTTTCGTGGTGCTTGGGTACTTAATGGTGCAGTCATCTCAGAAGATGTGGACTCTGCACGTGAAATCTTCAAAGACAAAGTACGTGAAGCACGTGCGCCTTTACTTGAAGCCAAAGACGTAGAACTGATGAAGGCACTAGAAACAGGTGCTGATACTACAGCTATTGCTGCTGCTAAGAACGCACTGCGTGATGCACCAGCCGCTGCTGCTATTGCTTCAGCATCTACCATCGAAGAACTAAAGGCTGCTTGGGATACATCTGTACTTGGTGCAAGCCCTTACTAATAGGAGGCTATAATGGCACGAAGTATAATACAATCCGAAAGCCTAAACCTAGCTGATGACTATGCGTTTACTGGTACGGTAAGTGGTGCTGGCAAAGACTGGACTAAAACAGCACAGACAACAACAAGTGGTGCGGCAACTTTTACAATCTCAGGCATACCATCAGACGTAACAGAGATTGTTGTGATTGGTAATGCTGTAAGTAGAGGCACAGATACTGCTCAAGCGGGTGTTAGATTAGGTGATTCTGGCGGTTTAGAAACCACGGGATACACTTACAATGTTGTTTATACAGCCAACGCAAATAGCCTGTATCAAAATTCCGTACAGGATAGAGACTTTTGTGAGTTTGGAATATACGACAGCGTGTATAATTTTGTTTGTCGTTGTTGGAATACATCAGGAAATGTATGGATGATGACTATGCACAGTCATACGGAATCCTCTGGCGCATATTGGGTTATGGCGGCTTGTCAAAAAACTTTGAGTGGAACTCTTGATAGAATTGGGATTGTAGATGCTGGCGGCTCTAATTTCGATGGCGGTACATTCCAGCTTTGGTACAAATAGGTGACGGTGATATGGCAATAGAAAAAATATATAATATTCAAACTGGTGAAGTTACTGAAGTTACCTATACCGCCCCTACAGTATCGGCAGAAGAACTCTTAGAAGAACTCCGTCAAGTTAGAAATATTAAACTAGCAGAGACAGACTATCTAGCATTGTCAGACAATACATTATCAACAGAGATGTCTGCCTACCGCCAAGCCTTGCGTGACATCACCGATACATATCAATCGCTAGACACTGTAGTCTGGCCTACGAAACCATAAGGAGAGGCAGATGCCCTACATAGGAAAATCCCCTGTAGGCGGTGGGTTCCACAAGCTGGACAACCTGACTGCCTCTGCTACCGCTACCTACGCTCTTACGCTAGGTGGCGCAGCATACTATCCAGAGACTGCTAATCAGCTTCTGGTTTCACTTAATGGAGTGATTCAGGCTCCTCAAGATTCGTTCACTGTATCGGGAAGCAACCTTATCTTCGACAGCGCATTAACAGTCACAGACAGCATCGACTTTGTTGTGGCTCTTGGAGATGTGTTGGGCGTTGGCAGTGTGTCTGATGGCACGATTACTGATGCCAAGATACAGTCAATGGCTGCGTCTAAACTGACTGGTGCATTGCCAGCTATTGATGGTTCTGCGCTTACAGGCATTTCTGCTGGTAGTAATATTCTTGAGCAACTGCACCTAAATGCTAATGGTGAACAAGTGACGGTAAGCAGTGGCACTTACTCAATCGATGACGTAACTGCCTTTCAAACATTAAGCACAAGCTATGCTGATGTGACTGGTTCTTCTATCTCATACACTCCACCTACAGGTGCAACACTGGTCGTCTACGAGTTCAACTTTGTGATGTTCGGTAAAGACAATAACAATGTCGTTAATGTAAAAATGATGATTGATTCGGATGAAGTAACCCAAGCGCGTATTGCAATGGGCGGCGGTTCTTCCGGATACGATAGTCACGCTACTAACTTCCGCTGGGGTATTGCCATAGGCGGAACCGCTGACACTGATAGTGGTCGTCAAGCAACTTGGACTTCCGCCAAAACCATCAAATTGATAGCGAGAGAACATAGTAGTAGTTACGAAGGCGATTTGCATAAAATAACGTATTGGGACGGTACTACGTATAATGGCGTTCAAAGGCCAACCTTAAAAATTACCGCTTACAAATAGGAGACTGATATGGCACTTATACGATTAAACAATCAGTCCCTGACCAACGTCACTGCGTTGCCATCAGGTGTTGGTGGTGGGGTGTTGAATGTTTACTCTGCAAATAAAACCGATACTCAAATTATACCTACTACAACTTTTGCAGATATAAGTAATTTAACCCTTACTTTTACCCCAACTTCATCATCAAGCAAGTTTTTAGCAGTAGGGACATTACACCTTGGCGTTATTGACTCAGGTGACTTTGCATACGCTAGGGTTCAAAGAATTATCACTGGTGGCACAACAACAAATTTAGTTGGTGATACTGATGGTGCAAGGGTTTTTGCAACAACATCGTTTGATTATAGTGGCCCTCTTGGTTCTGCATTGACACCTGCTAATTGGCATTACATTGACGAGCCTAATACAGCAACTGAGTTAACGTACAATGTACAAGTAAGAACTGGCTCTGGTAACAACCAAGTTTATGTAAACAGAACACATACAGACAGAGCAAGCACCAACTATGACCAAAGAGTTATTTCTAATTTGACCATTTATGAGATTGCTGGCTGATGAAACAAGTACAGGAAGTAACACCCGAACTCCGTGTTGCCCTCGACTTAGAGAGCCATGAGAAAGAATGTGCAGTACGCTACAAGGCTGTTGGTGATAAACTTGAAAGCCTTGATAAGCGTCTGTGGCGTTTAGAAGCAATGATTATGGGGTCAACAATTATTGTTGTTGGCCTCGCAGCATCCTTACTAATGAAACTGTAGGAGAATAGCCATGTTAGCGGAACTAGCGGCGGCTAACGCTGCCTTTGCCATTATAAAACAAACTCTAGCCAATGGTAAGGAACTAGTTGACGCTGGCACGGCTATCTCTCAGTACGTAGATGCCAAAGAAACTTTACAATCTAGAGCCAACAAAAAGAAAAATTCTTTCTGGAATCAGGTAGGCGGTAAGTCTGGTGATGACCTAGAAGAGTTTATGGCTTTAGAAAAAATCAAGCAGCAGGAAAACGAACTACGTGAGGCTATGCAGCTTTACGGTAGGGCAGGACTGTGGCAGGATTGGGTTAAGTTTCAGGCAGAAGCACGTAGTAAAAGAATTGCTGCACAAAAGCAAGCGGAAAAAGAACGACAACAATTTACTGACAACTGCATTATAGTTTTTTATTGGGCTGTGTGTATAGGATTAGGTCTGGCTACGCTAGGTATTATTCTGTGGGTTGTTAAGGAGAGTATGAATGTTTAAGACAATAGTACTAGCCTGTGCTATAGCTTCTCCTGACATGTGCTGGGAATACCACGACACACGTGGCCCCTACGAGACACAGGAGCAATGTAAAACCAGAGCCTACGAAATGGGTAACATGATTGCAGAAATACATGAGGGTGCTATCATGGCACAAAAGTTTAGATGTAAGCAGCTAAAAGGTCAGGCACTATGATACTAGGAGTAGTACAGGCCGTGGCTGGCCTAGCCAGTACATGGATGGAAGGTAAGGTTGAGACACAGAAAGCCAAAGTAGCTGTAGCAAAGAAGGTTGCTGCTGGTGAAATGGAGTGGAACCAGACCATGGCACAGGCTTCTGCGTCAAGCTGGAAGGATGAGTGGCTAACAATTTTGGTGAGCATACCCCTGATACTAGCCTTCACAGGACACGAAGACATCGTACAGCGTGGCTTCCAAGCCCTAGACAGTATGCCAGACTTCTATAAGACTGCTGTAGGCGTTGTATTTGCTGCAAGCTTTGGTGTTCAACAACTTACTAAGATGTTCAAAAAATAGAGGTAACTATGAGCCTATACGAAAACATTAACAAGCGTAAAAAAGCTGGTACTAGCAGACCTAAGAGTAAGTCTACTATCAGTGACAAGTCCTATGCCAACATGAAGGCTGGTTTTCCTAAGAAGACAAATAAGTATAAGAAGAAAGCATGAACTATTCACAGTTAATTCAACAACTTAAACGTCACGAAGGATTGAGGTTAAAGCCCTACAAATGCACAGCAGACAAGCTTACTATCGGTGTTGGAAGAAACTTGGAAGATGTAGGCATCTCAGAAGAAGAAGCAGAGATGTTGCTGATAAACGACATAGAGAGGGCAACAAACCAGTTGGTGTTGACCTTTCCGTGGACAGAAGACCTAGACACGGCACGTTTTCAAGCCCTTATCAACTTCACCTTCAACGTAGGGATAGGGACAGTGGGCAAGTTCGTAAACGCAATGGCTCTGCTAAAGGACGGAAGCTACGATATGGCAGCAGACGAATTTCTGAACAGCAGGTGGGCTAAACAAGTAGGCCAACGTGCGGTAGAAGTTGCGGAGCAGATACGCACAGGAGAGTGGCAATGAGCCAAAAACAACAGATGGACGATTTACATGCTGCTGTTACTACTGATTTACTAGCACGTGTACGTAGCGGTGAGGCAACTGCAAGTGAACTGTCAGTAGCTGTCAAATTTTTGAAAGACAATGGTGCATCACTGGATGTCATCACTGCTGAAAGCCCTATGGCTAACCTTCTTAACGACTTACCGTTTGACGTAGCGGAGAGTGTGCAATGAGAGGCCACAACGCAAGTCTAGCATCTAAGAACGTCACGCTACCTGCTGACCAGTCTTGGGTAAAGATATTAGATGACAACCCATCTCGTATGTACCTGTGTATTCAAAATGACCACGACAACCACGCTATTACTATAGGCTTTAGTAATAACACCACAGCACCTACAAGCGGTCTTAATCTTGATGGCTCTGCTACCGTAGGGGACAAGGCAGCTACGTGGGAGTTCTCAGTAGCACCTATAAACGCTATATGGGCAAAGGTAAACGATGCACATGCACACGACATCGAAGTGATATACGATGACTAAACATGTGTGTAAACATTGTAAGACTGTCCAGTACATTCCGAAGCTATTTGAGAATGTAAAACTACTATGCTATATATGTACAAATAAAATAGTGTTTAATCGCTCATAGAAGCCCACTGACAGGCCTTAGAGCCTTGAGAGGTATGTACCCACTATGCAACAACCAAACGCCGTCCCTGAGGCTCTGAGAGACTTTAGGAACTTTACGTACTTAGTATGGCAACATCTGGGTCTACCAGAACCTACGCCAGTACAGTACGACATTGCACATTACTTGCAGCACAGTCCCAAGCGTTGTATTATCGAAGCTTTCCGTGGTGTAGGTAAGTCTTACATCACTGCTGCCTACGTGGTACACCAATTACTCCTAGACCCACAGTTAAAGTTTATGGTGGTGTCTGCGTCTAAGGCACGTGCTGACGATTTCTCTACGTTTACGCAACGTATTATTATGGAACTGCCCATATGCCAGCATCTGGTGGCTAAAGAGGGGCAGAGATGGTCTAAGATAGCGTTTGATGTAGCACCTGCTAAAGCATCTGGTAGCCCCTCAGTGAAGTCTGTAGGGGTCACAGGGCAGCTTACAGGTTCACGTGCTGATATTATCATTGCTGATGACGTAGAAGTTCCTAACAACTCCATGACACACATGATGCGTGAGAAGCTGGGGGAGACTGTCAAGGAATTTGATGCTGTCTTGAAGCCTGACGGTAAGATTATTTATCTTGGTACACCTCAGAATGAAATGAGCCTGTATAACGTACTGTTGGGGCGTGGATACGCCATGAGGGTATGGCCTGCTCGTTATCCTAGCCTAGAACGCGCAGAGAAGGCCTATGGGGGGCGTCTAGCACCCTTCTTGTATGAAACCCTACAGGAAAAGTTAGAGGCCGTGTACGGTCATCCTACGGACGCTAAACGATTTGATGATGAAGACTTACTAGAAAGAGAACTTAGTTATGGTAGAAGCGGTTTTGCTCTGCAATTTATGTTGGATACTAGTCTCAGTGACGCAAACAAATATCCGCTTAAACTGAGTGACCTTATTATATACTCCTGTGACAAGGATACAGCACCAGAAAAGATGGTGTACGGAATAATGAAGCCCATGTCAGAGATTCCTAACGTGGGTTTAAGTGGCGATAAGTACTATGCGCCAGAAGATACAGTAGGTAGGGCTAAATACACAGGCTCAGTGATGGCTATTGACCCATCAGGTAGAGGTAGTGACGAGACTGCCTACTCGATTGTGAAGATGTTGAATGGTTATCTGTACGTGGTGGACTGTGGTGGTGTTGAGGGTGGTTACTCTGACACTACACTACAGCATCTTACAGACCTCGCCAAGATACATCAGGTAAACACGGTACTCATAGAGAGTAACTTTGGTGACGGTATGTTTACTGAGCTGCTCAAGCCGTACATGTTAAAGACTTATCCAGTTACGCTGGAAGAGGTTAGGCATAATACACAAAAGGAAATGCGTATCATTGATACGTTAGAGCCTGTGATGAACCAGCATAGACTTGTAGTAGACCCTAAGGTCATACAAAAGGACTACGACAGTGTACAGAACATGCCCCCTGAAAAGGGTATCAAGTACATGCTGACCTACCAGATGACTAGGATAACTAAACAACGTGGAGCATTAGCACATGACGATAGACTTGACGTACTTGCTATGGCAGTGCAGTACTGGACAGAGCAAATGGCTGCTGATGCAGATACAGAAATACGAACAAGAAAAGAAGAACTACTGGATAATGAACTAGAAAAGTTTATGGCACACATGAACGTAGCATCAGTAGATAGGCAGCAGGATGGATGGATAAGTTTCTAAAGTTACATCCTAGACAAGACCCCCTTTAACTATATACTATAGTATGTTTAACATGTATTACATTTAGGACATGTTTTACATACTGTAGTGATGCTGCTTATGCATCGGCTATGAGATTAAGGCAAGAACATGGAAGTTATATGGACACTACTGCTTACTGTTTGCACAGATGTCAAATGTTTGACACAAGATGTACAGTGGTTTGATACTTATGCTGCTTGCATTGAGTTAAAAGTGATACACGAAGAGTATCCACCAGATGGTCATTGGAAAACTATAGACTTTGTATGCACCATTAAAGGTGCTAAACAGGCCTAAAAATGACGAAAAAATCTGAGGGGGTATATAATATTAGTAGATGCGCGTGACCCCCTCATGCCTTAAAATTATAGCACATGCAAAACATCTTAGCCATGCCTAACATTATGCGCCACGTTAAACATTTCTTACATTTCCAACATGTTTAGCATTGCCTTGTGATAAATGTGCAACATGTGTGACATTTTTGACACACTTCTGTGTCTCTCTCTATCTGTTTTTTTCCTATACTTATAATATATATAAACACCTGTCAAAAACCTGACACTTGTCAATATTCTGACGCTACAAGTGTCAAATATTAGTCGTTTACTTTCTCAATTATTTGGTGTTAGTCTTTGTGGTGTCGAAGGGAACGACGCACTGCCTAGGCAGACAACAGCCCTACGACATAGGCCGAAAGAAAGCGCATAAGCGATACGCTCAACCATGCTAGGCTATAGACTAAAAAAGAATAGCAGACTAAATACGAATATGGATTGACTAACAGAATAAAAGAGAATACCGTATAGAGACTAAACATACGCTTGATAGCGATAAGACAACCGAAGTCCGTGGAACGGCGTGGCTACAGACCCTATAAAATCCTAGCAGTAGCTGGCAAGGTGGGGCGTAGGTCTGGTGCCAAGCTAGGCGTGGGCGGGATAGCAACCGTAAAAACGCCTAGCTATTACAAGGTGCAATGGTGCGCCTATATTGAGAGAGGGCTTCATTATGAAAACCAAAACTATCAAGATGTTCGGCAAAACTGTAGCAGTAGTAGGCAAGCGGCCACGTGTTAGCAAGTATCGTTTCGGTGTTAGCAGTGGCAACACGTTTATGGGACTGCATACAGGCAGGGTTAGCCGGTACTTACATGTGCCAGCATTGGCTAACCGTACATTCGGAGGTGTTGCAGACATTACACGCACTTGACATATAGGGGACAACAGTGCTAGTCATTGTTGTACCTTGTAATAGCTAGGGAGTAGACAATGACTGTAGCAAACATACTGGCAATCTATAAACTTGCCAATCCAGAAGAGGTCAAGCATGGCATGACATGGTATCATGTAGCCAAGTGCGAGTGCCAAAAGATAGCAGACAAACACGACATATCGTTGCACATTGCAGTGGGTGTTGTGGCGGCACTATCGCCCAACAACAAGTGGCACAGAAACGTGACCAATGCAGACGACTTGATAGGTGCGTTTATGCGTGGCGACCATATCGAATCGGTAAAAGTTAGCACATACCATACCATGCGAGCCAAGGCGTGGCGCATACTGCAAGACATGCCAGACTATGCAGAGACCAAGGCTATACTCAATGGGCAAAAGATAGTATGTTTCTATGAAAACATCATGGGCGAGGACACATGCACCATAGACGGACATGCCAGAAACATTGCGTATGGTGAGCGAGTAGGCTTGACGGATGACAAGACTAACATAGGCAAAAAAGAATATGCCATGTTGCAAGATTTATATAGACATGCGGCAAAACAATGTGGTATCAAAGCATATGAGATGCAAGCTATCACATGGGTAGCATGGCGCAGAATACACAACATTACATAGGGGGCTTTGACATGGAGGAAGACAATGACTGATAACTATGACAGTGGGTTTGACCTAGTACTATCTGACTATGAACGTGGATATCTGACTGCCTACTATGACACAGTAATTCTTCAAGACATGGCTAATTGCTGTGATGAAGATTGGTACGGCATCCAGATAGGTGACAGGATGTTTGACCTGAACGCCTATACTGATGAGGATACAGGTAACTTTATCTGCACAGTCTACGAGTGCGATTGGGATGGTACACAGAACAACTGGAAGACTAACTGCCGCCATAGCTGGACACTTACAGAGAGGTAAGAAAGGATTAGGACATGACACTAGTAATCAACAACAAAGACTATGACGCACCACAAGAACACCTTGTCGAATCGTTAGGGGTACTGCCCTATTGGGTGACTGAGGCTGTGTTACTACAGGTGGATAGTCTGCCAGACTATCTAGAAAAAAGCTACGGCTACCCATTGCACAAGTTTAATGGTACTGTGGCAGATGATGGCACATACAGCAGTGAGTATGACGAAGACCCTGACATGCCATACATAGGCAAGATGCAGACGCACAAGGGTACAGTGTACTTTTATCCGTACGCCTTGGTAGCAATACCAACTGATGACGGTTACACAGTGACGAGGATGGACTAATGACTAACCATTGCATAGAAAAACCACCAGAAAAAACATGGGCTAATGCCAAGTTGTTTAGGTGTGACCTATACGACACACGCTGGCCTGTATGCGGCACACGTTTAGTGTGGGTAGTAGTAGGCAGGAAGTGGGTGAGGTTTTGCACACCCATACAGCGAGACAAGTGGAAGATTAGACGCAGTGAGTGGGACAAGATACCAAGCGAGGAGTTTGTAAAATGATGAGAACATTACAGCTACACTTAGACGACAGCTACAGGCTGGACATAACACAGGACGGTGAAGGCGCACACACCATGACCCTAATGGAATACGACAAGCAGCGTAAGGGTTATGTGATTGTTGAGGCCATCGAAGTATACGAGGCACAAGAGATGTATGACCTACTATACGAGGCGTACCGTGGTGACTTGTCTATCTGGACAAACCAGTACGTGGTGTCGTTAGACATTGACAATGACAACGAACCTATGCTAAGTCTTATCATAGACAATGACGTAGAGGAGATTGACAATGACAAAGCTTGAACTAAAAGACGATGAGATTGCAATCGTGTGGTCTGTTGAGGATGTAATGATAGAGTGTGACTGGCTCACAAAAGAACAAGCACTTGATGTGTTACACAAGTTAAAGTCTTGGCATAATGCAACCATCGGTATAAATTTGAATACTATTCGTGACACAGGGGAATTTCTGTATGCACAGGGAGTAGAAGATGAGCATGTACATTGATACATACTGCAAGGACGTGTACTCTGACGATAGGCTAGAGTATACTGTCAAAAAAATGACAGCACTATCCATCAAGATACAAGATGCAGAGTGGGATGGTGAGGATGTAACAGCTATGCGACAGCAACTACGCAGTCTAAAGCAACAGCATGAGGATGGCGTAGAGTTTACGCCAATGTTCTAATGAAGGTAACACCAGTACACAGAGCAGTGATGCAGACTAGACGGAGACAGACAATGTATCAGGGACGCAACAAGTATGATGATGCCTACGTTATGGGCTATCACAATGGCTATCATGGCTTGACTTATGACAACCAGTATGATAAGAACAAACAGGCTCAGTATCATATCAAGTTTAAGATGGGGTATGTAGCTGGGGAATTGTTGCGTACCAATGAGGAAGGACAGAGCAATGAGCATGGGGTATAAGAACTGTATGCACTGTAGTGGTGAGGCTGAAGCCTTGTACGCAGTGGATGGGATGATTGAATACTACTGCCCTGAGTGTCAGATGCAGTGGGCAGAAGAACCAGAAGCAGTAATCCAGTCACCACTTGAGACTTGGTTACTTGAGAATTATGGAGAAGCATGATGGATGTACTACTTACAGTATGGATTGTATCTATGATAGCAGTAGCAGTAGTAGGTATGCTAGGTGACTATGAATCAGTGACAGGTGTACAGTTTGTAGTCATGTTAGCAGGTGTATTCACCATCGGGATAGCAGGGATGCTATCCATCTAAGACATGTCCTAAATGTAATACATGTTAAACATACTATAGTATATAGTTAAAGGGGGTCTTCTCATGGTTGTAACTTTAGAAACTAACCAAGACCTATTTGAGCATCAGCTTGAACTTGAGGCAGACATGCTGACAGGTGGTGTCAATCGCTTCAGGAAGGCCAGAGACAAGGCCATTGAAAAGGGTAGGGAATCACACCTGCCACATGGTAGAGCCATTGTGGGTACAGTTGTGGGGCAGGTAGCACAGGGTATAGAACAGTACCTAGCCAACCCTAACAATCCATCAAGAGACATAGCATGGAAGCGTGTCAGGGATATGGATGCAGAGCAGGTAGCCTACCTCTCAGTGGTGTCGTTGGTTGACAGCATCAGCAGGAAGAACACACTGCTGCATGTGGCACGTACCATTGGTACTAACATTGAGATGCAGGATAGACTAGACAGATGGGTACACGCAGAGGGTAGTGTAGCCAAGAACACAATCAAAGAGGCTATGAAGAAAGCCTATGGTGCTAGACGCTACGGCCTGACGCACAAGATGAACAAGGATGGGTACGAAGAATTAGCATGGCTGAAGTCAGAGCGTGTGCATGTAGGCTTTAAGATGGTGGACATAATCATCCAGCACACAGGCATTGTAAAGCTGGACACACAGCAGACTGAGCGTAGACGTAGGGCTACCTATGTCAAACCTACTGACGGTACGCTAGAGTTTATCCAAGCGTTCAACGAATACATGGAAGTATCAAGGCCACGCTACTTACCCTGCATAGTGCCACCCAAGGACTGGACAGATGTACAGGGTGGTGGGTTTCATGGTCACGATATAGATGAACTACCTATAGTGAGGCGCAAATGAGTTTGAAGACACACTTACGCAGACTAAGACAGGAAGACTTGAGCCAAGAGTATGCCTGTCTTAACACACTGCAACAAACAGAGTGGCGTATCAACAAGCCATTGCTTGAGGTGATGCGTACCATATGGGACAACGGACATGAATGGGGTAAGCTACCAGCCAAAGAGGATATACCACTACCTGAGTATCCCTTTGACCGTGACCCCAAGCAGTTGACTGAGGATGAGAGGGATGAGTTTCGTGCATGGTCACGCAAGCGTAATCACATCTACTCTCTCAACAACCGCAGCGTGAGCAAGCGCATACAAGTAGAGCGTACACTACAGATAGCAGAACAGTTTGCTAGGTACGACAGGTTCTACTACGTGTGGCAGAACGACTTCCGTTCTCGCAAGTATGCAAGCAGCACGTTCCTCTCACCTCAGTCTGCCGATTGGAGTAAAGCACTACTAGAGTTTGGCTACCCAATGGCTATCAACAATTGGGATGATGCACGGTGGTTGTGTATTCATGGTGCTAACCTGTATGGTAACGACAAGATTACACTAGACCAGCGAGAGACATGGGCATGGGAGTATGCAGAGATGTGGGCGCACCGCATTGTGTCCAACCCATACGAGTGCATGGTCTGGCTTGAGGCAGACAAACCATTCCAGTTCTTGGCGTGGTGCTACGAGATGTCAGGCCTGATGAAGCATAGCTGGGGGTACGAGACACGCCTACCTGTGTCGGCAGATGGTAGCTGCAATGGGCTACAGCACCTCTCTGCTATACTGAGGGACAGGCAGGGTGGCCTTGCTACTAACTTAGTACCATCAGGTATACCTCAAGACATCTACACACAGGTGGCAGACAAGACTATCGCACGTGTGCAGCAGGACGACACAGAACTAGCACGTAAGTGCTTAGCCTTTGGCGTAGACAGGAAGCTTGCCAAGCGTCCAGTGATGATTGTACCCTACTCAGGTACACGTCACGCATGTCGTGGCTACATAGAGGAAGCTATGCACGATAAGATAGATGCTGGTGAGCCTAACCCATTCGGTGATGATTTGTTTGAGGCATCCAGCTACCTAGCTGGTCACGTGTGGGATTCAATCAGTGAGGTGATTGTGTCAGCACGTAAGGTGATGGACTACATCAAGGATGTGGCTGATGTGTATGCTCAGATGAACAGGCACATGGAGTGGGTCACACCTACGGGATGGTTAGTGTTACAACAATACAGTGAGGTGCAGCAGAAAAGAATCAAGACACATATCAATGGGGACATCGTGTCGTTGTCCTTTCCCAAAGACAAACCACACTCAGTGAACAGGCAGAGGACAGGATTGGGCAGCAGCCCTAACTTTATCCACAGTCTAGATGCAGCAGCTATGACCAAGACTATCAACAAGGCAAGCAAGCTAGGTATCCAAGACTTTGCTATGGTACACGACAGCTACGGTACACACAGTAGTATGATGCCGCTGTTGTCTGAGGTATTACGTGAGGAGTTTGTTAATATGTATGAGCAGCATGATGTGTTGACAGAGTTGAGACAACATGCTATTAAGGTACTAGGTACTGAAGATGTACCAGTGCCACCAGCTAGGGGTGAATTAAATTTGCGTGAGATACTACAATCGGAGTATTTTTTTGCGTGATTTCTAAAGTTACAACCTAGCCAAGTACTAACTAGCATAGAACAGGAGTTACAAATATGCTGAAGATTAAAGGCAATGCACAATGGGCGAAAGTATTTGAACCAGACACTCGCTTCAACGAGGATGGTGAGTATTCGATTCAGGTAATCGTACCAGAAGAACAAGCAGCACACGTATGTGAACAGTTGGATAGCATGGTCAATGCCAAACATGTTGAAGCTGTCAAGGACAATCCTAAACTCAAGACTGTCCTGTCCACACGTCAAGCATACACACAGGATGTAGACGAAGCAGGTAATCCGACTGGTAACTTAGTCTTCAAAGCTAAGATGAAGGCGTTAGTTAAGTCTAAGGATGGGCAGTCATGGGAACAAAAGCCCATGGTTGTTGATGCCAAGCGCACACCAATGCAGGGTACTGCGTTGATTGGTAATGGGTCATTAGTTAATGTAGCTGCTGAACCTGTGCCATACGTGATGGCTGCAACCAAGCAGGTAGGTGTAACACTACGCCTCAAGGCAGTGCAGGTTATCAATCTTGTGGAGTATGGTGGGTCTACTGCATCTATCTTTGATGAGGAAGACGGATACGTTACATCAGCCGTAACTAGGGATGATGCAGCAGATGTCTTTAACTCTGAGGATGGTGTGAACGATGCCAACGAAGGGGACTTTTGAGGCGAGGGTCATCAGTGACCTTGATGAACGTGGCGTTGCATATAAGTATGAGCCAGAGAAGCTGGCCTACTATGTGGAACGTCACTACATCCCTGACTTAGCAGTAGGCACAATGATTGTAGAACTAAAGGGGTACTTCAGACAGGATGCCCAACGAAAGATGAAGGCTGTCAAGGCACAACATCCAGAGTTGGACATCAGGTTTGTATTCCAGAACGCTAGTGCTACAGTACAGGGTGCCAAGAAGCGGAAGGATGGAAGCAAGATGACCTGTAAAGAATGGGCAGACCGTAATGGTTTTGTGTGGGCAGAAGGAACAGTACCTGAGGAGTGGTTACAATGAGCCTGATTGAAACAAAAGATGAACTAACGACTGAGATTACGTCAGATGTTGATGTGATGGTGAACCTGTACTCAACAGGATTGTCTACCAGTATCTACATTGACGAAGAATTATTCTCAGATGATGTGACATGGGAACAGATGGCAGAGAATATCCTTGAAGATATAAGGGATGATGTCTATGATGCTGATGAAGTTAATGATATAGTACAAGGCTTACAGTACATCGTTAATGAGATTGTTAATGCAGTCGGAAAGTGAGTTCATTAGGCATGAGCCTTGTCCTCACTGTGGTAGTAGTGATGCCAATGCTTTGTATGCAGATGGCAATCACTTCTGCTTCGCTTGTGAGACACTGACCCCTGCTGATAAAACGGATGAGGCAGTAGCTATGTTTGAGACAGCAGACACAATGTTCTTAGACTTACAGTTCAAAGAACTAGCCAAGCGTGGTATCACTGAGAAGACCTGTAAGTTTTGGGGCTATGGTGTCTCAACCTACAAGGGTCAGGCAGTACAGGTAGCCAACTATCGCAGCCGTGATGGTGAACTGAAGGCACAGAAGGTACGCTTTGTTAACAAAGACTTCTCTGTCATTGGTAACATCAAGGATGTGGCACTGTATGGCGAACACTTATGGCGTGATAGTGGTAAGTTTGTTACTATCACAGAGGGGGAACTAGATGCCCTCTCTCTTAGCCAAGCACTAGACCACAAGTGGCCTGTGGTTTCACTGCCCTCTGGCTGTACGTCAGCCAAGAAAGCAGTAGGCAAGGCCATCGAATGGTTGTCTAACTACGAGTACGTTGTGCTTATGTTCGACAACGATGAGGCAGGACAACGAGCAGCCAAAGAGTGTGCGTCTGTATTGCCACCCAACAAGTGCAGGATAGCTACCCTACCACTGAAGGATGCCAACGAGATGTTGGTAGCTGGACGTGTGAAGGAACTGCTTAACTGTATGTGGGAAGCCAAGACCTTTAGACCAGATGGTATCGTAGCAGGTACAGATGTATGGGACATTGTAATACACAATGACGACAAAGCATCAGTAGGCTATCCCTATGCTGGACTACAGGAGAAGACTGGTGGCTGTCGTAAGGGTGAGATTGTCACACTTACAGCAGGGTCAGGCATTGGTAAGTCACAATTGGCGAGGGAGTTTGCCCATAACTTTATCAAACATGGGGAGACTATTGGATACATAGCACTAGAGGAGAACATCAAGCGTACTGCTCTAGGTCTGATGTCTATTGAACTCAACCAGCCCTTACACCTACACAGCAATGACCTACCTGAAGAGGAGATGCGTAATGCTTTTGATGCTACAGTTGGTTCTGGCAGGGTTTACCTGTATGACCATTGGGGCAGCACTGATAGCGATAATCTTCTATCCAAGATACGCTATCTTGTACGTGGTTGCGGCTGCGAGTATATTATCCTTGACCATATTAGTATCGTTGTATCTGGTATGGAAGGTGGGGATGAGCGTAGAATTATTGACAACACTATGACCAAGCTTCGTGCTTTGGTTGAAGAGTTGAACTGTGGTATGATACTCATCTCTCACCTCAAGCGTCCGTCTGGTGACAGAGGACATGAGGATGGCGCACAGACTAGCATGTCACAACTACGTGGTAGTGCTGCTATTGGTCAGCTTAGTGACATCGTGATAGGATTAGAAAGGAACCAGCAAGACAAGGATAACCCACACATTAGTCAGGTCAGGGTGTTGAAGAACAGATGGTCAGGCGAAACTGGATTATGTTGTTCACTAGAATACATGTCAGATACAGGACGTATGACTGAGACATACTTCTCTGACGAAGAGGACGACATAGAATTTTAGCTAGTGCGGAGACACAGCATGGAATACATATGGGACTTAGAATCAGACAACCTATTAGAAGAGGTGACACAGATATGGTGTCATGTCTTTAGGGATGTACACACAGATGAGGTACACACCTTTGACCCAACACAAACACAAGAAGCCTTGGAGTTCATGGACAACGCCAAGACTTTGATAGGTCACAACGTAATTGATTATGACTTACGTGTTGTTGAGAAGCTGCATGGTTACACCTTCAAGGGTAACATTGTAGATACGTTGGTATACTCTAGAACAATCTGGCCTGATGTCAAAGAGATTGACTTCAAGCTACATGCTAAAGGTTTACTACCACAGAAACTAATTGGTAGCCATAGCCTCAAGGCATGGGGATATAGACTAGGAGAATTAAAAGGTGACTTCAATAATGGTAGCGAAAGCTTTGCAGCATACACCCCTGAGATGCTCGACTACTGCATCCAAGACACAGCAGTCACAGGCAAACTGCATCGTAAAATTACTGAAAAAAATTTTAGTCAACAGGCACTAGACCTAGAGGCTGAGATACACACACTGCTGATACAACAGCAGGAACATGGGTTTGACTTTGATGTCAAAGCTGCTCAAGAATTGTATGGCACACTAGCCCAACGCAGAGCAGACATCGAAGCAGAGTTGGTTGCAACCTTTGAGCCTACGATAGTAGAGTTAAAGACTAAGACCAAGACTATCCCATTCAACCCTGCATCACGTCAGCAGATTGGTGACAGACTAATGAGCAGGGGTTGGAAGCCCAAGGTATTTACTGACACTGGTATACCTAAGGTGGATGAGACTGTGCTGTCGGGTATCGACATGCCAGAGGCTAAGTTACTTAGTGAGTACTTATTACTTAACAAACGTATCGGTCAGATAGCTACAGGCAAACAGGCTTGGCTGAAGATGGAGAAGGGTGGTAAGTTACATGGTAGAGTTAATCACATGGGGGCTGTCACGTCTAGGTGTACACACAGCAACCCCAACATGGCTCAAGTTCCTAGTGTTGGTGCGCCTTATGGTGAGGAGTGTAGAGCCTTATTCAAAGCACCTGCTGGCTACAGTCTCTTGGGGGCTGATGCTTCTGGCCTTGAGTTGCGGTGCCTTGGTCATTATATGGCAGCTTATGACGATGGTGCCTATGCTACCACAGTAGTTAGTGGTGACATACACACACAGAATCAGGAAGCTGCTGGTCTACCCACACGTGCCAACGCAAAGACATTCATCTATGGATTCTTGTATGGTTCAGGTGATGAGAAGACTGGTAAGATAATAGGCAAGGGTGCGAAGGAAGGCAAAGCAATCAAGAAGAAGTTCTTGTCTAAGCTACCTGCCCTCAAGTATCTAAAGGATGCAGTGTCCAAAGCTGCTGATGAGCGTGGCTGGATTAAGGGATTGGATGGACGTATCATTCCAATCAGGCATAGCCATGCTGCACTCAACACTTTACTACAAAGTGCTGGTGCTATAATCTGTAAGACATGGTACGTGTTTATTGCACGTGCTATCAAGGAAGCAAACTTGGACGCACAGATTGTAGCGTTCATTCACGATGAAGTACAACTAGCAGTAAAGAAGGGACAAGAGGATGCAACAGGCAAACTTATTCAACAGTGTATGCGAGATGTCGAACAACACTTCAGGTTCAGATGTCAACTCGACAGTGAGTACAAGTATGGAAGCAACTGGTCTGACACCCACTAAACCTAACCGTAAGAAGTTTGACTTAGACTTAGAGTATGGCAAGGTCAGAGAAAAAATGGTAGCTGACATGCTGCAAGATAAAAAGATTGAGGTTAAGTCTGAGCGTGGTATGTGGATGAAGACAGGTAACATAGCTATTGAATTTGAAAGCTATGGTAAGCCTAGTGGTATTGCTGCTACTGAGGCAGATTACTGGTTTCATAACTTGTGTGTAGAAGATGAGGTCTTTGCAACACTAGTATTCAAAACGGATAATCTAAAGAAGATTATTGAACAGCTTGATTATGTTAAGACAGTGAAGGGTGGAGATAATTGGGCATCAAAGATGTACCTTCTTAATCTACAGAAACTATTCTCTAGTGATGTATTCAAGGCGTTCAAAAATGGACTTTAATTTTGTATGGAAGCTAATACTAACCTGTTCATTCCTGAGTGTAAGCATATGTCTAAGTGTCAAGTGGATTGTGGAAGCTTACCTAGATTACATACAGGTGCAAACAGGACTACGAATACTACGCAAGGCTGAGAAAGAAGAGGATATAAACGATGACCCTACTGCTTATTGATGGTGACATCATAGCATACAAAGCGGCAGCATCAGCAGAGACATCCATTGATTGGGGTGATGGTCTGTGGACACTGCATAGTTTTGAATCTGATGTAGCAATACGTATCAAAGACCAGATACAAAAGCTGGTTGATGAAGCACCTGTACAAGATTGCATCGTGGCTTTGTCAGATAAAGAAAACTTTCGTAAAGAGTTAGCCCCATACTACAAGGCTAACAGGAAGAACACTCGTAAACCTATGCTGCTCACATGGGCTAGAGAGTTTATGATGAGCGAGTACAATACAGTTATATATAGGAGACTAGAAGCTGATGATGTTCTTGGAATATTGGGTACATCAAACCCTGACACTATTATCTGGTCTGAAGACAAAGACCTACTCACTATACCAGCAAGGCACTGGATTAACGGCGAAGTGGTTACAATCTCTGAAGCAGAGGCTAACTACAATTTCGCTTACCAAACTCTGGTTGGGGATAGTACAGATAACTATAGCGGCTGTCCAACTGTTGGCCCCAAGACTGCTAATAAACTTTTATCATCTGGTTGTGGCTGGGATACAGTGGTCACTGCGTTTAAGAGTAAAGGTCTATCTGAAGAAGTAGCCCTAGAGAACGCACGACTAGCACGTATCCTACGCAACGGTGAGTACGATACAGATACAGGAGAAGTAAAGCTATGGAAACCAGCTTCGGTATCCCAATAAGACATGAGGCTTACATGAAAGACTTAGCTAACACAGAACAGCCACGTATTAATGACATGGTTAACAGTCCAGAACATTACACCACAGGTAAGATTGAGACTTGGGATTACATTGTAGATGTGATTGGTGAGTATGAATCTATATCAGTGGCACATGCACAGGTACTAAAGTATCTAGGCTCACGCCTGTGGAACAAGGATAATCCTATTCAGGATGCTGAAAAAGCCAGATGGTATCTAGATAAGATGATAGAACTAATGAAGAAAACAGATGGAGTGAACTGGTAATGATGAACTTCTATGAGTACCAGATAGGTGCGTTAAAGACAGCCGTGTACCCTAAGAAGTATGCTATCTCATACCCTGCCTTGGGTCTAGCTGAAGAGGCAGGTGAGGTATGTGGCAAGATTGCCAAGATGATGCGAGATGACATTCCACTACAAGACCAGAAGCAAGCTATTGCAGTAGAGATGGGTGACGTACTATGGATGTTGGCTGCACTAGCACATGATTGTGGTCTATCACTACAGACTATTGCAGAGATGAACATAGAAAAACTAAAGAAGCGACAAGAAGCTGGAACACTACACGGAGAGGGTGACGATAGATGAGTAGCAACTACTTACCAACAGACTACCAAACATTTATTGCTACTAGTAGGTACGCACGATGGTTAGAGGATGAGAACAGGCGAGAGACTTGGCCTGAGACAGTACAACGATACATCAATTACATTGCTACCACTGGCCTACCTACTAAAGACCTAAAAGAAATTGAGGAAGCTATCCTCAACCTTGAAGTTATGCCCAGCATGAGAGCCTTGATGACAGCAGGGGTAGCAGCAGACCGTGACAACACCTGCATCTACAACTGTAGCTACCTGCCAGTAGACCACATCCGTGCCTTTGATGAGGCTATGTTTATTCTACTGTGTGGTACTGGTGTTGGCTTTAGTGTAGAACGTCAGTCTATTGCCAAGCTTCCTGATGTACCTGATGCACTAGAAATAAGTGATGACATCATTGCAGTCAAGGACAGCAAGGAAGGCTGGGCTAGGGCATTGCATAAGCTGCTATCACACCTGTACTCAGGTGACATTCCTAAGTGGGACTTGTCTAAGATTAGGCCAGCAGGTGCTAGGCTCAAGACTTTTGGTGGTAGGGCTAGTGGCCCTGAACCACTGAATGACTTGTTTAACTTTGTGGTAGATAAGTTTAAGGCAGCAGCAGGACGTAAGCTGACCAGCATTGAGTGTCACGACATTATGTGTAAGATTGGTGAGGTTGTGGTAGTGGGTGGTGTTCGCCGTTCAGCTATGATTAGCCTGTCTAACCTTAGTGACGGACGTATGGCACACGCTAAGTCAGGTCAATGGTGGGAGAACGAGGGTCAACGTGCGTTGGCTAATAACTCTGTAGCCTACACAGATAAGCCTGATATGGAAGGGTTCATGCGTGAGTGGTTGTCTCTTGTAGAATCTAAGTCTGGTGAACGTGGTATCTTCTCACGTGTAGCAGCAGACAATCACGTTAAGATGAATGGACGTAGAGAGACAGGACATGAGTGGGGAACTAACCCTTGTTCTGAGATTATCCTTCGCCCTTATCAATTCTGTAATCTAACAGAGGTGGTTGTTAGGCACGGTGATGACCTAGAAAGCCTACGCCGTAAGGTACGACTAGCTACTATCCTTGGTACAGCACAGTCTACCTTTACTAAGATGCCTTACTTACGTAAGATATGGCAGAAGAATACAGAAGAAGAGCGTCTGCTTGGTGTGTCACTAACAGGTATCATGGATAACTACTTACTATCTAAGACTACCGACAGTTCAATATGGTTGAAAAAATTAAAAGAACATGCCGTTGATGTCAACCGTATCTATGCTGACAAACTAGGTGTACCTACTTCTGCTGCTATTACTTGTGTCAAACCATCAGGTACTGTATCACAGTTAACGGATACAGCCTCAGGTATTCATGCACGACACAGCGAGTACTACATCCGCACTGTACGTGGCGATAACAAAGACCCACTAACACAGTTTATGAAGGACAGTGGTATCCCTGCTGAACCGTGTGTAATGAAGCCTGATTCTACTACAGTGTTTAGCTTTCCTACTAAGTCACCATCTGGTGCTGTTACTCGTAACGATATGACTGCACTACAACAGCTAGAACTGTGGAAGAACTATGCACTCAACTGGTGTGAACACAAACCATCAGTAACTATTACAGTTAAGGATGCAGAGTGGATGGCAGTAGGTGCGTGGGTCTACGAGAACTTTGACATATGTTCAGGTATATCGTTCTTACCACACAGTGACCACACGTATGCTCAAGCCCCCTATCAAGAGATTGACAAGGAACAGTACGAGGAATTTAAAAAGCAGATGCCTGAAGCTATTGACTGGACTGCTTTATCCCTGTATGAAAAGGAAGATACTACTTCTGGTAGCCAAACATTAGCCTGTACAGCAGGTGCATGTGAGTTGGTAGACATCTAAAGTTACAACATTAGCGAAAGTTTGTTTTCCATGAAAGTATTAGGCAACGATTTTAACATCACAGATGGATTACTTAACCACCTTAGAGAGTTGTATCCTAACAAACTGCCGCTTGGACACGTTACCCCTGAGGAACTAAGCTTTCTTCAGGGGCAACAATCAGTCATCGACAAGTTAATAGAATTACAACACACAGATTTTGAGGAATGATACCATGGGTGGAATTTTTAGTGGGCCAAAACCCCCACCAGTTATGCCAACACCTGCACGTCCTGTGACAGCAGTAACCAAGACACCAGACATTGAGTTAAATGAAACAGATTTGGAATCAGAGCAGCTTACCAAGAAGAAGAAGGGTAAGAAAGCACTGAAGACACCACTCACCGACACTGCTACACAGACAGGTAGCACTGGTGCTGGTCTACAGATTCCTAAAGCTAATACAGGGGGTATGTAATGGGCGGCGCAATTAGAAAAGTTACAGGCGGCAGTAAACCTAAAACATATAAAGCATCTGAACCTGCTGATGTGACTACTACAGCCGCAGCCAAAGGTACAGAAGATACAGAAGTTTCAGAAATCGAAACTGATTCAGGTATGATGCAGAAGAAAAAGAAGGGCAAGAAAGCCCTGACACTCAGCCCTGCTGCTGCTAACGTAGGCGGTGGGGGTTCTAGTGGCCTTAACATTCCAACTTCGTAAGGAATAACTAATGGAACAAGAAGTAGGAACAGTAGCTAAACGCTACAGTCAATTAGAAAGTGAGCGTGATACGTTCCTAGAACGTGGACGTGAAGCAGCAAGGCTGACTATCCCTACTCTTTTGCCAGACGAAGGGCATAGCAGTTCATCTGTGTATGCTACACCGTATCAAGGCATTGGGGCAAGGGGTGTAAATAACCTTGCATCCAAATTATTGATGGCACTCTTGCCACCCAACAGCCCTTTCTTTCGCCTGACCATTGACGACTTTGACTTGCAAACTATTGCTGGTGATAATCGTGGTCAAGTAGAAGAAGGTCTAGCACGTATTGAACGTGCAGCTATGCAAGAGATTGAAAGCAAAGCCATACGTGTGCCTGTCTTTGAGGCACTAAAGTTGCTTATTGTGACAGGCAATGCTTTGGTATACATGCCTAAACAGGGCGGTATGAAAGTATATAGACCTGACCGCTACACTACCAAGCGTGATGCTATGGGTAATATCCTAGAGATTATCACCAAGGAAAGTGTTGCAGCTATGATGCTGCCTGATGCAGTCAAGGATATGATACCCCCATCAGATTCACCAAAGAAAAACTATGACCTGTACACATGTCTCAAGCGTACAGAAAAAGGCTTTGAGGTGCATCAAGAGGTAGCTGGTATCGAAGTACCTAATTCACGTGGTACATTCAAAGAAGACCAGAACCCATTTATCCCATTACGTTTTATCCGTATTGATGGTGAAGATTATGGGCGTGGTTTCATCGAAGAATACATCGGTGACTTGCGTTCACTAGAGGCATTGACCCAAGCTATTGTGCAGGGTAGTGCTGCATCATCTAAGGTATTATTCTTGGTACGTCCTAACGGTAGCACTAAGTCAGCGAACCTTGCGAAAGCAGCAAACGGTGCGTTCCTAACAGGTGATGCTAACGATGTATCAACACTACAAGTGCAGAAGTCCAGCGATTTCCGTGTAGCCCTTGAGACTATGCGTATGATTAACGAGCGACTGGCTGCTGCGTTTCTACTTAACTCTTCTATTCAGCGTCCAGCAGAACGTGTGACTGCCGAAGAGATTAGGTACATGGCACAGGAACTTGAGACTGCCTTGGGTGGTGTATACTCCATCCTGTCCCAAGAGTTCCAACTACCACTCATCAACCTGCTACTTGAATCATTGACTAAGCAGGGCAAGATGCCTCGTATGCCTAAGGATAGTGTTAAACCCACTGTCGTTACAGGTATCGAAGCACTTGGACGTGGACAAGACTTGAATAAACTAGCAGCATTTCTGCAATACTTACAGCCCTTGGGTCAAGAAGTTATTGCTAGTGAGATGAATCTAGGTGACTACATAGACCGTTTGGCTGCATCACTTGGTATTGATACATCTGGCCTGATTAAATCGCCAGAGCAGAAACAACAAGAGATGATGCAACAACAAATGATGATGCAACAACAGATGGAACAGCAAGCAGCTATGGGTGCAATGCAAGCAGCAGCACCACAAGTAGCTAAAGGCGTAGTAGAATCGGAGTAACAGATGGCAGATGCCTTAAATACTTATCAAGAAGAAACACCAGAATCACAGGAACATGTTCAGGCTATGCTCGACAAAGAGCGTACAGAGACTGAAGAACGTCCTGACTGGTTGCCTGAAAAGTTTAAGTCTGTGGAAGATATGGCTAAAGCTTACTCAGCATTAGAGAGCAAGCTTGGTCAACCACAGCAAGAAGAAGAGACTACAGAAGAAGTAGAAGTCTCTGGTGAAGAGAGTGCCTCAGATGTGGCACAACTACTAGATGATAAAGGACTAGACTTTGACGTATTCCAGCAGGAGTACGCAGAGAATGGTGGATTATCTGAAGATGCGTATGAGGCCTTGCAAGAGGCTGGGTTCCCACGTAGTATGGTTGATTCATGGGTTGCAGGTCAGGATGCACTAGCTGCACAGATGACCTCAGAAATGTATGACGTTGCTGGTGGTGGAGAACAGTACGCACAAATGGTTCAGTGGGCAGCAGATAACCTTCCAGATAATGAGGTTAATGCCTACAATGTAACAATGGAAAGCGGTGACCCTAATATGATTAGGTTAGCTGTACAAGGTCTTAATGCACGTTATCGTTCTGAGGCAGAGCCGACACTTATGCAAGGTGGCACAGGTGCTGTATCCTCAGGTGGGCGTTTTGAAAGTACTGCGGAACTTACTGCTGCTATGGGTGACCCTAGATACGCTAAAGACCCTGCCTACAGGCAAAGCATAGCTGATAAGTTGGCTAAGTCTAGTCTGTTCTAAATTGTTGCATGGGATTGGGGGGCTTGCTCCCCTCTCCTTTTAAGTACACCTAACGTGGGTGTATTTAATAGGGGACGCCCTATACACGAAAGCACACATACAAACGATTACCCCTGACCCCTTGCGAGGGACAATCTTGGAGAAAGGATGTAATGTAATGCAGAGTGTAACTACAACTCAACATTAACATTACTAAGAGGTAATTTAAAATGGCACAAGCTGCTTCAAACCCTGCTTACAGCGTAAGCTTTCAGGGTCAGAATAACCTCTCAGGTGACGTACGTGACCTATTCCTAAAGCTGTATGCTGGGGAAGTCCTTACCGCCTTTGAGGAAAAGAAAGTAATTATGGATAAGGTGCGTACTCGCACAATTTCCAAAGGTAAGTCTGCATCATTCCCAATGACAGGCCGTGCAACTGCTGAATACCTGACCCCCGGAAACGAAATTACTGGTGGTTCTATTCGTGCAGGTGAGCGTATTGTCACGATTGATGACTTGCTTATCTCAAGCCAGTTCATTGCTAACATTGACGAAGCAATCAACCATTACGATGTCCGTAGCATCTACTCTAAAGAAGCTGGTATCGCATTGGCTAACGAAGCTGACCGTAACGTAGCACGTATGCTCGTTAAGGCTGCTCTGGCAACCAACGCAACTGCTGCTGCTGGTCTTATCCAAGACTACAAAGCGTTTACTGAGGAAGACTTTACAGACAACGTAGACATCGGTACAGCTACTGCTGATTCACTTGACCCAGCTAAGATTGCTAAAGCTATCTTTGATGCTCGTAAAGAGATGGAAGTCAAGAACGTACCAACTGAAGGTGCAACCGTTGTTCTGGCTCCTGACCAGTACTACGCATTGCTTGACGTTACTGACGGTAGTAAGCTTGTTTACATGAACCGTGACTTTGGTGGCACAGGTTCAGTAGCAGGTGCTACAGTACCATCAATCGCTGGTATGCCAGTTATCATGTCAAATCATGCTAACGTAAACAACCTGTATACTTCACTGGTAACAGGTAATGCTGCGGAAGGTGAGACTTCTGACAACGCACCACTAGCAAACACTGCTGGTTCAGGCCGTACAACTCATTATGACCTGCCAACTGCTGCTGTTGATACTCGTGACATGGTTGCAGAAGCCAAGCAGTTCCGTGGATTCGTCTTTACTCCTGATGCCGTTGCTACTGTCAAGTTGCTTGACTTGGGTATGGAATCAGAGTATCAGATTAATCGTCAAGGCACACTGATGGTAGCCAAGTATGCAATGGGACATAACGTCCTGCGTCCTGCTTGCTGCATCGGCTTGATTGAACAGTAATCTAACGAGGGGAGAGGTTTCTAGAGCCTCTCTCCTTTTTTATTTGGAGTAAGATATGCCAAATGTAGCAGGTAAAGAATACAAGTACACTAAAAAAGGTATGGCACAGGCTAAAGCTGCGGCTAAGAAGACTGGTATGCCTATGAAATCTAAAACAGATAAATATAAGAAGAAGTGATATGGCTATTAAACACGCAGGTGAAACCTTCCAAGGACTACGTATACCAAAGCGTTCTCCTAAGGGTAACAAATCACATGCTGTACTGGTAGGCACAAAAGAAAAACCAGAAATTATTAGGTTTGGTGAACTAGGTGCTAAAACAAACCAGTCAGCCGCACAACGTAAAGCTTTCAAAAGCAGACACGCTAAGAACATAGCCAAAGGGCCATCAAGCGCAGCTTATTGGGCTAATAAGGTTAAGTGGAAAGCATAGGTAAACGACATGGCAGGAACAACTAAATTAGATGCGGTCAACATAATGCTCTCTGCCATTGGCGAAGCACCAGTTAGTAGTCTATCATCTGGCTTGCTTGAGGCAGAGGTAGCAGAAACTATTGTAGATACAGTTGACCGTGAAGTGCAGTCTATGGGCTGGCACTTTAATACAGAATTAAATAAGTCATACGCACAGGACACTAACGGTGAGATTATATTAGGCACTGACATCCTACGTGCAGATGCAACACAAAAACCAGACAGTCCAGACCTAGTACAACGTGGTCTGAAGATGTATGATAGAAAGAACCATACATTTACAATCAATGCAGAGGCAGCACTTGATGTTGTCGTACAGCTAAACTTTGCAGATTTACCAGAGGTGGCTAAACGCTACATAGTAATGAGAGCCACACGTATCTTCCAAGATAGAGTTGTAGGTTCCAACACATTACATGATTTCCAAATACGAGATGAGGCACAAGCACTAACAGAACTTAAAGAGTTTGACAAGGCTGCTGATGACCACAACATCTTTGACAACTATGACACCTTTAGTATTATCGACAGGCAGGGACGGAGAACACTCTAATGGCACTCATCAGTCAATCTATCCCCAATCTGATTAACGGTGTATCACAACAACCACCATCTCTACGTCTTAACACACAGGCAGAGTTACAGGAAAACGGTTTATCTAATGTTGTAACAGGCTTATCTAAGCGTCCTAGTTCTCAGCACATTGCTGACTTAGGAGTTATTAACAACATAGACAAGGCTTTTATCCACACTATCCGTAGAGATGAGAACGAGTTCTACTCTATGGTTGTTGATACTGCTGGCACAATCAACGTGTTTGACAAGGATGGTGTATCAAAGACTGTAACTAATAATGCAGCCTCATACCTATCTGGATTGACTGACCCAAGCCAAGAGTTGGCTGCTGTCTCTATTGCTGATACAACTTTTATTCTAAACAAGAACACAGTAGTAGCTAAAGGTACTAACACATCACCCTCACGTAATCCTGAGGCATTGGTGTATGTCAAGCAAGCTGACTACTCTTCAACATACCGATTAAAACTAACAAAGGGTGCAAGCACAAGCACTGTTGAGTTTGCTACTAAGTCATCAACACAAAGTAGTACGTCACTAACACAGAACGCAGAACGTGGTGCATCAACAGACTTGATTGCAGAGAACTTAGATACGTTCTCAGGCACAGCAGTTAACACTACCTACTATGATAACATTACTGACGGTACTGCTGTCACAGGTTTGACACTAACACGCTACGGTTCTGTTATACACATCCAATCAGATGATACGACTAACTTTACAGTAGAGGTAGGTGATTCACACGGTGGTGACCACTTACTGTTGTTTAAGACTGAGACTGCTGACTTTAAGAAGCTGCCCACAGAAGGGCCAGTAGACTTTAACATTAAAGTATCTGGCGACAACCAAAAGGCGCAGGACGATTACTACGTCAAGTTTACAGCAGACGGTGTTTGGAAAGAAACCATTGAGCCTAATATTATTATAGACCTTGATGCCACCACACTACCACACAAACTAGCCAAGCAACCAGACGGTAGCTTTATCTTTGATGAGGTTAGCTACGCTGACCGTAGGGTGGGTGATGACGGTACTAACGACTTCCCATCATTCATAGGTTATACCCTTGCTGACATCTTCTTCCATCGTGATAGGCTAGGTGTTCTAGCTGATGAGAATGTTATCTTTGCACGTGCAGGAGAATATGTTGACTTTGATTTCTTCCGTAAATCTACACTTACTATTGTTGATAGTGACCCCATTGATGTTGCAGTATCCTCTAATAAGGTTAGTATTCTTAAACATGCTGTACCCTTCAACGAGGCCTTACTACTATTCTCAGACCTTACACAGTTCAAGCTAACTGCTGACCCTGTACTTACCCCTGAGACTGTAAACATTGCTAACACCACAGAGTTTGAGGCATCCCTTAGAGCCAAGCCAGCACAAGCAGGTAAGTTTGTGTACTTCGCATCTAAGCGTGGTGCATGGTCTGGCATGTGGGAGTACTATGTAGATACAGACACAGATACTAACGATGCTACAGAATCTACAGCACACGTACCTGAGTACCTCAATGGTGATGTAACTAATATCCAAGCATCATCCAATGAGGATATGCTACTGGTACAGACTGACAATGACCCAGAGGCCTTGTATGTATACAGGTACTATTGGTCAGGTAGAGAGAAGTTACAGTCGTCATGGTCACGCTGGGTGTTTGATGGTGATGTAATAGGATGCTCATTTAACCGTGCAGATATTACACTGCTAATCAAGAGAGACACTAATCTATACCTTGAGCGTATTAACTTATCAGTAGATGATGCAACGAACTACACCACAGGTCAGTTCTCCATCCATCTAGATAGACGTGTACAATTAGAAACTGCTGGTCTTACTACAGTACCATACGTTGACGCAGCCACAATCTACATTGACCAAACAGGTAATGTAATAAACCTAGCAGATGTAGCAGGTAAGTTAGCTGACAGTGAAATAGTCTATGCTGGTATTCCGTACATATTTAAGTACCAGTTCTCTGAGCCTGTAGTAAAGCAAGCCAACCAACCAGTAACCACAGGTGTACTGAACCTTAGAAACTATGCAGTTGTGTATAACAACACAGGTTTCTTTGAGGTAGATGTAACACCTTCTAGACGTGCCACATACAATCGTAAGTTTACAGGACGTATTGTGAGTGGTGCAGCAAACATACTTAATAGAGCCGCCATTGATTCAGGTACATATGAGTTTGGTATTCTGGCTAAGTCAGACAAAGTTAGTATCGTACTAAAAAGTGATAGCCACCTGCCATGTGTATTCCAATCGGCAGAATGGGAAGGCTTCTATGTTCTACGTTCTAGGAGAATGTAATGAAAGTCCATGTGAGACAGAGTACCCAAGATGATGTTGAATATCTTTGTGACAACTTACGCCCTGAGGATAGGGAAGAGGTACTTGCCTCACATGGTAGCACTAGAGAGGCCTTACAGGTAGGCTTTGATGAATCAGAAGAATGTTGGACTATCACTGTGAAAGACACAGGTGAGATAGCTGGTATATATGGACTAGCTAGGTATGATGATGACGCAGCAGTGCCGTGGTTACTGACCACACCTGCTATTAAAAAGGTATGGCTACCATTCCTACGTGGCTCACGTAAATGGGTAGAAGAAGCTAATCAAAAATACCCCCTACTTACTAATGCAGTAGATGCAGACTATACTGTAGCTATCAACTGGCTACGTTTTGTTGGTTTCACGTTTATCAAGAAACATGAGAAATGGGGCGTAGGTAATAAACCATTTCTAGAATTTGTGAGGATACGATAATGGACCCAATGACTATTGCTGTCGGTGTACAGGGTGTAGCCAATTACTTTGATGCAGAAAACAAAGCAGCATGGACTGAGTATGACTTTCTACAAAATAGAGTTAATGCTGCTGTAGCACGTGACTTAAAAATACAAAGCTTAAACCGTAGAGCAATACAAGAAGCAGAAGCTACAGCAGGTCAAAAGTTTGACTTAGCTATTGCATCTATGGAATCTAGGGAAGCACGTACTGTTGCTGCTGGTGAATCAGGTCTAGGTGGTAAGAGTATTGATGCTCAAGCAAACATGGTTACGGCTAGACAGTTACGTGGTGAAACAGTACTAAATGATAATCTGCGTATGACGCTAGACCAAATTGAAGATGAAAAAGAAGGCTTCAGTACTGAGATGATGAACAGGATTAACTCACTACCACGTGGGCAAAAACCTAACATGTTAATGCACGCACTCAACACTGCTGCTAATATGTATGGTACTGAAGCAGCTATGACAGGTAAATCACCATTCTCTAGTAGCGTGGCAAGTAAGGGTTCAACTATAGCTATGCCAGTTAGTAAGACCGCAAGCATAAGTACAGTACAAGCAGGTATGACACCAGCTTCTACATACGCCTATATTACTGGTATGCCTAAGATTTAATGAGGAGTTATTATGGCACAATCTAGAGTACAAGTGGGTAGATTAAACGCACCCACACAGTCTGATTTACGTCCACAAGCTGCTCCTGTAGAGACTTATGTAAGACCAGTTGAATCACAGGTTCAAGCTAGTCCTTTATCTCAGTTCATGTCAGCAATTAGTCCTGCTATCGAAGCAGACGCTCAAATAAGAAAAGCTGACAGATTAAAGCGTGAAAGAGAATTAGAAACTAATAAGACCAGAAGGCAGTTAAATCAATTACAACAAGCTGGTAAAATTCTAGAAGCTAATATGGATGCAGAGTACTATACTACCAATGAAGCTGGTAAACTAGTATTCAAACCAGAATATCTAGACATGGATACTGCTGATGTATTAGCTTTACGAGAAAAATCCGTAGATGAGTATACTAAGCAACTAGAGGGTGTTATAGACCCTATGTACATTGAGGGCTTTAAGGAAGACCAACTAGCTGTCTCAATGATATGGGGAAATACTACATATAGGACTGCTAAAGAAGCGCACAACAAAGGTAAGTTAAATAATGCACTTACTACAACTCTAACAGCTATCAATGACCAAGCTGCTAGGGACATAGCTAACGGTGTGCCTAATGCTATGGAAAACGCTGCATTACAAGTTAATGCACAAATTAACAACCATTATGCAGCTAACTCAGACCTTTATTCTAGCTTTGAAGAATTAAATAATGTAGTAAGAAACTTTGCTTTTGATGAAATTAAGTATCGTGCAGATACACCTACAGTAGCATGGTTAGATGATGCTAAATTATCTAAGAACCAATTAGGTGTAGGCAAGTATGCTGCAAGAAACTCTGCTATCTTAGCAGCTAGGGAGACAGAAAGAAAAACTACCTATAACGCTACTGCTAAAGCTACCTCAATAAATAAGCAGGTTACTGATGCTGTTAATACTGGTAATGCTTCCTCTATTACTAAAAAATATACAAAGATTGATGGCACAGAAGGTACATATACTGATGCAGAATTAGATGCAGCTATCTTTGCTAATGAAGATTTTAAAGCACTAGGTGGCCCTAATGGTGAATTGACTGGTCAACAATCTCGTTTGTTTGGGAAGTGGGGGTACGTTCCTAAAGTATTCAAAAACAGAGTTACAGATATTCTTCCTTTATTTAATGCAGGTCAAGATGTATCGTCATCAGAATCTAATGAAAAATTAATGCTTGGTTTTCAGACTTATCAGATGATAAGGAACTCTGGGGCTGTCGTTGAAAGTGTCTTAGATATCAATGAGGATGATATTGAAAGATTTGATGCTTTGGAGTACTTAGTACAAGAACAAGCTAGAGTAGGAGAAGTGTCACAAGAAGGTAAAACAGTACAGAACTATAGTAATGCTGTTGCTATGGTTCAACGTATGGACTTTACTATACCCAGACCAACTAAATTAACAGAGGATGTAGCTGCCTCTATGGATGCTAGTTGGTATGCGGATGCTTTTGGTACAGACCTAAGTGAATCTTATAATTCAGCACATATAATGGCAGAAGCTGCTGACCGTGTACATCATTTAGTACAGCTAGGTCAGGTTTCGTATAAAGATGCGTTAAAACAAGTAGCTGCACAAATGGCTAGGGATTATCCCATAACTAAATCTAGTGATGGGACTGCTTATGCTTATAAACAGTTAAACACAGGTATTGATGAAAGTCTAAATGCCTCTGATGTAATAGCAGACTACAACGCAGCCCTAGCTAACTCAGACAAGCTTGCTAAGTATATGGCGGATACTCATAGATTAAAAAAAGGTGAGTATGTTGTAGCTTTACAGCCAAATACTGTTAATCCTAAAGCTACTTCAATACATGTATGGGATACTAGAGAAGATACTCCTCTATACTTAGGTGTAGCGGGTGGGCAGATAGATAGAATAACACTGCTTAATGACAAGCAGCAGTTATATAATCTTGAAGCCACTGTGATGACACAGGATAACGAGTTTACTACTGGTTATACAAGCACAGTACCAGATGCTTTGTTGTCTGATTCCCAGCAAGTCATAGAAGATACCATTAACCAGAACCTTACATACTTTGGTGGTACAGGTGAAGCAGGACAAGCAGGAACATTTGAAGACTTATTAAATTCCCCTGCTGCAAAAGACTTAGACAAACTTATAAACCCAAATTATGGTATCTTAACCAGAGGTATTACACATGGCTTTAATTTAGTACCTACAGCAGAAGGTCTGGCAAAAGAAGCTGAATATGTAAAAAGTTTGTTTAAGGGTACAGGACAAGTCAGGGAAACTGTAACACCTGAGGATGCCGCTGCAAGAAGAGAAGACCTTGGTCTTAGTATTGGTGATGTAACACCAATGAACGCCTTTACTGATATGTTCAAGGATGCTACACCAGAAGTTAAGGAAGTCGTAGATAAGCTATCTTCTAACTTAAACTTTGTAACAACAGCTAATGCTACTGCAACCATTATGAATGATGAGGGTTTTGAATACACTCCTTATGATGATATGGGTAAGCAGTCAGTAGGTCATGGTCTACAGATTGAATCACTAGAGGATGATGAGAAGGCTCTTATTGCTGACATCAACAACGTACAGCCTGAGGAATCTGCTGCTGTAGTTGCTTTGAAAGTAGATAAAATAACTAACTACTTTTCTGACGCAGTAGAAGGCTTTGAGAACCTACCAGAAACAGCAAAGTCTGGTATGATTCAAATGGGTTATCAGCTAGGTAGATTTAATGTCACCAAAGAGTGGCCTAAATTTATGGAATCAATTAAGGAAGCTGCACAGTATGCAGAAGGTTCCGCAGAACAGGCTACTGCTCTTGCCAAGGCTAAGTTTAATATGCTTTACAATGTTGCAGAGGATGGTACTGCTACCGCTACTAGGTGGGCTACACAGACTAAGAACAGGGCTATAAAAGTAGCTAATGAACTTGCGAGTAGTGCAGGTGATGCAGCCGCATCTATCTTTGAAGCTGTTATACCTAAGGCACACGCTGATACAGACCTTATTCCACAGAAAGAACAGTTAAAGGTGGGTGATGTCCCAACAGCTTCTGCTGTTGTAGATATTGCCCTAGCGCAAAACCCTGCTGATGCTGCTTATAAATACTACGGTATTGATGAGAACACAGATGAGGGTGCTGCTGCTGTTAAAGGTTTCTTTAAAACATCTGTGGGTGATTGGAACCCAGACCAAGAAACAGTAGAAGAGTTTGCCACAAATAAAGCGTGGTGTGCTGCTTTCTTAACACAGGTCTTGCGTGATTCAGGTATCGACACTAAGGCTCTATTTGGTACAGACAAGTTTGACCAGATACGTGCTAAAGCTTACACTAATGTTGGTACTCAAGTAGAACCTACACAAGTTAAAGCTGGTGATGTGATGGTTAAACAACACACGGCAGAAGAGCGTAAAAAGTTTAAGCTAGGCTATGGTCACGTGGGCATTGTTGTAAAAGTAGAAGGTGATGAGGTATTCTTTATTGGTGGTAACACTGGTGATAGGGTAACCATGTCTTCTTACAACATGAACGAAAAGCAGGTTGATTTCAGAAGAATCCAAAATGCTTCTGACATCCCTACTGAAAGCTTACCTTCTATGCTTGAATTAAAAGCTGGCGTGTACACTAGAAAAGCAGTGAAGAAAGCAAAGAACTTGTTTACTAGTATGTATGACAACATATTTGGATAATATTATAGACGGAAGGTCAAACTATGGCTACTGAAAACGAACAACTTCTCCAAGACCTTGGCATAAAGGGTGTCAATCCTGACGCATTACCCTTAGTCACGACTGTGGACGAAGCTGCCCTAACTAAGCAGCAGGTGCTGGCTGACAGCAGAAGTTCTACATTTCTTAATAGTTTAGGAAGTGCGGTGGAAGAGGAATGGATTGCTACTTCCGTCTATAATAATCTAGATAGGTTTCAGTCATCAGGCGTACCTGTGACTAAGTTTACACCTGAGTTGGTCAAACAACTAACTGAAGGCCTAGAAGAAACTCTGGCAGCACGTGAGGTGTTAGAAGATGCACAATTACGTGGCGTTAATTCAGCCATGAAAACACGTGAATCTTACTTACGCACACAAGCAAACAGAAGACAAATAGCAGAGGACGGTTGGTCTGGTGTTACAGCAACCGCCCTAGCTGCTATGTTTGACCCTGTAGAGTGGACAGCTATCTTTGGTACAACAGCAGCCGCAACAGCCGTTGCTGGCCCTGTAGGGGGTGGTGCTGCATTAGTAGCAGGTACAGCTAAAAAAGCTTACAATGTAGGACGTGCGTTTAAGTATGGAGCAGTAATTGGTGGTGCAGAAACAGCAGCATTTGAAGCCATCCGTGCAAACTTAAAGTATGATGTAACTGCTAGTGATGTTGTTATAGCAGGTGGTTTAGGGGCTACCCTAGCTGGCGGTTTGAACGCAGGTGCTACAGCTTTTGTTCGTGCTGGGCATCGTGCTAGGGTTGCACAAAAGGTTTTGCGTGGGGAAACACTAACACCAGCAGAGCAAAGATTTCACGATGAATACAACGTAGATGCTCTAGCAGAAAAAATACTACGTGAAGAATTAGATGGAGAAAAGTTTATTGAAGCTGCTGATGGTTTACCTACCCAACAGAAATCTATTCCTGTAGGTGAAGTAACTAAAGAAGTAGCAGAAGCTATTCCAGAACAAGCTGGTTGGAATATGCTTGGGCTGCGTAAGCTATTATCTACTGGTTATAGACTAGCAAGCCATAAGCTTGGTTACGCTAGGTATGCTGCACGTGTTTTAGGTCTTAACTCATCAGGGTATAAAGGCGGTAAACTAGAAACAGGTATGTCTGCTTCTGAGTGGTCAGAAATGTATCAGGCTAGGTTCCGTAGCACTATGTCTAATGTTATGCCTAATGCACAGTCTCGTTGGAAGCAACGTACTGGTGGCACTATTTCAGACTTTAATACCTTAGTATCACGCTATGTACGTGGTATTGATACTGAAGTCCCTAATGAAGTAAAAGAGGTAGGAGACTTAGTAAACAAGCTACAAAGAGAATTAGCCGAAGAAGCTGTCAAGCATGATGTAGCAGGGTTTAGCATGGATATGCTTAATAACCACTCTAACTACATGACACGTATCTTTAACGATGAAAAGATTAGAGCATTACGTATGCGACTAGGTGATGAGGCAGACCTACAAATCGCTGAATTAGTAGATACAGCTATTAGAAAAGGTCAACCTGACATTGTAGCTAATGTTAGAAAACATCTTGCATCTAAGGGTAAGAAAAAAGTTACCGATAAAATGGTAAAGGACTATATTAGAAAGATAGCTACAGCATATACTAAATCAATTACTGACCCTAAGTTGGGTAAGTTAGGTCATGCTGGTGCTAACGAAATGAACCTAGAAGACCTTGCTGATATTCTTAAAGCAGGTGGGTTTGATGCAGAAGATATAGACATAGTAACAGACTTTCTTACACGTACTAATATACCTAAGGCTCATAAAAGAGCAAGACATCGTTTAGTACTGTCTGAAGATGCTGTGATAAAAGCACAAGATTCTGATGGTAATGTCTTTGAACTAAAGTTTGCTGACTTATTGGAAGAAGATGCAGAACAGTTGTTTAACAGTTATGTGTTTCAAATGTCAGGTGCTATTGGTTTAGCACGTAATGGTATCAACACTAATCAAGTAAACTCAAATTTTGATAACTTACTAGAAAACATTAGAATAGAAGGTAAGAGAAAGAACGCATCTAAGGATGAAATAGACGAAGCCATAAATGCTGCTGAGTTTATGTATGACGGTATCACTGGTAGACTAGCACACCGACAAGAGGTGTCAAACAGAACACGTGATTTCTTTATTGCCACACGTGCTTTTAGCTTTGCTATAAACATGGGTATGTCAGGCATGTCAGCCTTGATGGAATTATCAAACGCTATGTTTGAGTATTCTTTCAGAACTATCCTTAAATCCTCACCTGCTTATAGAAGCCTAATAGGAAAAGCAAAGCAGGGTAGATTACCTGACGATATTATGCGTGAGTTAGTTGAGGCCTTTGGTTTAGGTGAAGAGGTTGCTCTTGGTAACTGGACTAATGTTACACGGTACGATACAGAAGATGTAGGAGATACTATATCACCTGAACGTGCTTGGGTAGATAAAAAAGGTTGGAGTGCTAGGTTAGCTAGGGGTACAGAGCAGTTTGGTTTTACTGCTCAGAAGAATGTAGCCTACTGGTCTGGCTTGACAGGTGTAACACAAACTCTTCGTAGATTGTCAATGCTAAATTATACGAATGAGTGGGTACTTGCTGCTCAAAAAGGTAACCTACCTTTCTCTGTAACCAAGCGTCAACAACTAGGCCTAAATGAAGAAATGGCTGGGCGTATTTCTGCTATTATGCGTAGTAATACTGTAGAAAAAGAGGCTAATGGTGCAGTAAAAAAGTTAAATCTAAAAGATTGGCCTGATGATGTACGTGATGCGTTTCAAGCCTCAGGTTTTAAGGAAGCTAGGAACAACGTACAAGAAAGTAACATTTCTTCTACCAATCCGTGGCTCCGTGGTGAAGTAGGTAAAACTTTTTTCCAGTTTATGAACTTTACGGTAGCATCCCTAGAGCAACAAACCATGCGTTTAGGTGTACGTATGCGTAGAGGAGACATGGCTGTTAGTAAAGTACTTCTTTCTGCTGCTATGATGGGTTCACTAATGTATATAGCACGTGTTAATCTTAATGCTGCTGGACGTAGTGACGCAGATGAGTACGTAAGGGACATGATGGAAGGTGATAAGATTATACTAGGTGCATTAAATCAGATTGGTGCATCTTCCATGTTAATGTATATCTATCAACTTTCTAGTGGTGCTATGTCTGGCAATACTTACGCCATTACACCACCAGCGTTTTCTCTGGCACAGTCTGCTTTTCAGACAGTAGATTCCATTGCACAAAATGATTGGTCAGAATCCGATTGGAGAACTTTCCTACGGCTTGCTCCGTACCAATCTTTATATGGCGCACGTCAAGGACTTAACGCTGTAGCTAATTACTTTGGCAACTAACCTAAAGTTACATCATTAGACAAAACACAAGGATAAGAGATGGCTCTTTCATATACTAATTACACAGGGGATGGTACAACAGATACGTTTGCCATCAACTTTACATATCAAGATACCAGTGAGATTAGCGTCACGGTAGATGGTGTGGCTGAGACAGGCCTGACCTTTCCTTCTGCTGCAAGTGTACAGCTAACTTCTGCACCAGCTTCTAGTGCTATTGTACAGGTTCGCCGTACAACTGACTTGGCTACACGTGCAGTTGACTTTGCATCAGGCTCAGTTCTCACAGAAGAAGACTTAGACAATAGTGCTATCCAACTCTTTCATTCTGCACAAGAGGCAGTAGACAGGGTTGGGGACACTATTGGTCTGGACACAACTAATCGCTGGGATGCAGGTAACAACAGAATCATTAACGTAGGCTCTCCTACAGCAAGCACAGACGCTGCTACGAAAGCCTATGCAGATAGCATTGTTACAGCAGCAGAAGCAGCAGCTATTGCGGCAGCACAAGCTGAAGTTAGTACAGCTACAGGTAACATCATTCCAGATGCTACTAAGCTGGCTATTCATCCCATTGGTTCACAGTACACACTGTCAGACGGTACAACGACTGACTATTCAGCCAAGCATTATCAGGATGCAGCAGCTACCTCTGGTACTAATGCAGCTACCAGTGAGACTAATGCTGCAACTTCTGAGACTAACGCACAGAATTGGGCTGTTAAGACAGACGGTGAAGCAGTAACAGGTCAAGGTTACTCAGCGAAGGCTTGGTCTGTAGGTGGTACAGGTATCACAGATACTGCTGGTGCTGGCCCCGCTAAAGATTGGGCAGTAGAAACCACAGGATTAGTGGATGGCACTGAGTTCTCATCTAAAGAATACGCTATTGGTACACAAGTAACAAATCTAGAAGGCTCCGCTAAACAGTGGGCATTAGGTGGTGGTAGTGGTTTTGACCGTGACACAGCCGTTAAGGGTGCAGGTGCGGCTGCTGAATACTCAGCTAAGTATTGGGCTAACCAAGCAGCTAACTCTGCTAAAGACTTTGTAGATGTGTACTACGGTTCATTTACTTCAGATTCAAACGCAGAAGATTACCAGCTAAACACTAACGAAGGCACAGTGAATGTCGGTGACCTTTACTTCAACAGCACAGACAATGTGATGCGTGTACGCACGTTCTCAGGATGGCAGGATGTAGCTACAGATACTAGTAGTCTTGCCACTAACGGCTTCGCAATCGCAATGGCAATCGCCCTATAGAGGATAAACTATGGCACAGAATTTTAGACGATATAAGCTACAGGGCGTAGGCACTTCGGCTGCTGATATACCTAATGGCACAGACTTTGACAGTTACGATACGATTGTTGGTATCCATATGACTAACACAACATCTAATGCAATCACTGTGGACTGCTACCTTTCTAACGGTGGCACTAACCACTACCTCATTAAAGGCGCACCAATCGCTGCTGGCGGTGCTTTGCAGCTTCTTGATGGTGGTGCAAAAGTAGTTGTAGCTAGTGGTGACAGACTGTGGGTAGAATCTGATACGGCATCCTCATTGGATGTGTGGGTATCTGCTGTTGACGCAATTAGCACGTAAGGGAGAGAGACATGGGTTACATTGGTAATCAGGCTGTACAAGGCTACAGCAGCATCCCTGCTAAACAAGACTTAACAGGTGCGACAGGTGGGACACTAACACTGACCCACGCTGTATCTAGCCCAGAGGCTATTGACCTGTACATCAATAACGTCCGTCAGGAGCCTACTGAATCATACGGTGCAGCAGGTACTACAGTTACCCTCAATGGTTACACTGTAGCAGCAACTGATGATATTTACGTGGTATATAATGCACTAGCATTGCAGACATCTGTACCCCCTGATGGTTCTGTCACATCAGCCAAGCTAGACCCTAACCTTGTACTAGGTGGCGGTAGCTTTCTTGGAGACAGTGGTGGTGGAACCGCAGACATCTTTCGTGTGCATGAGGATGAGTTGAACACAGACATTACTGTGGCAGCTAATACCAACGCTCTGTGTGCTGGCCCACTAACTGTAGCGACTGGGGTTACTGTGACTGTAAACGGTAATATGGTGATAGCATGAGCGAGTTAAGAGCAGACACAATCACAGGCAGTGATGGCACCAGTCCAGTTACGCTGACGAAGCAGAGTGCGGCGAAGGCGTGGTATCATTTAGATAATGATTACACAGGCACAAACCCAAATGCTGGGCAAACAAATGGTGTAACTGTGCAAAATAGTTTCAACGTCAGCAGTATCACAGATAATGGCACCGGCGATTTTACAATGGCGTGGGTTAACAGTTTCGATAACGCACTCTATGCCATAACACAGCAAGGTCAGTATCGTGATGATAGTGATAGCTTTGATTATGGTTTTATGGAAGTAATAAAAGGCTCACCGACTGCCAGTGGGTATACTTTTAGATGGGTATACTACTCTGCTAGTTATTATGACCCGTCTAAGTGGTGGGCAGTAGCACACGGAGATTTAGCATGAGTGAGATAAAAGTAGATACCCTCACAGGCAAGACCACCGCCAACGACATCACAGTGACTGTTGGTGCTACTGCCACGCAGTCTCTGCATGACGCAATTATAAAAGCGTGGGCATCTTTTGACCAACATTCAACTGACCATCCTATTTATTCTAATTCTTCACTTAACACCGCATCAACCTTAGATGTGGGGGCTGGTGTTACAAAGATTTCTTTTACAAACAGTTTTAGCAACGCAACGTATGGTGTAAGCGGGTGTACTCAGTCACAAGGCACAGCCGGAACTATTTTTACCATTTGGGGATATAGCACAACTAGCAGTCGGCAAATGACTACTTCTGATTTCCATACAGATTTTAGAAGTAGTGCCGGTGCTAGTACAGATAGTGACTATGTTGCTTATAATGTTTTAGGAGACCTAGCATAATGGCTGGTAAAATTATAGCAGATACGCTGGAACACAGCACCTCTGGTTCTATTGGCACAAATTATCTTAAAGAAGGTACAAAGTGTTGGTTGCGTTACAATCAAAGCACAGCGTCAGTACTGGGCAGTTTTGCCACAAGCTCAGTCGCTGATACGGCTACTGGCAAATATACACCTGCTTTTACCAATAACATGAGTTCATCAACAGATTTTGCGACCTCTGTTACAAGACAAGCAGTTGCCAATTTTAATCATAATGTGAATTACACAGAATCTGAGACATCAAGCAACACTCTTGTTTTTACCGTTGAAAATGCAACCCATGTTGATGGCGTAAACAATCACTTCTCCATTTCCGGTGGGGTGTTGGCATGATTAAAACACCAGAGTTTCAAGGCACACATTTGTTTGACCGACTATGCTGGGCAAAGGAAAACCTAGACGGTGTGCAGTCAGACTATCGTGTTGTCTTTGAGGACAGCATTGATGATTGCGCCAAGATACTTGTGCCTGACCCTAATTGGATGGCGTGTGCGCTACAGGGCGGTATTCTGCCGCCTGTGTGGGTGTACCATGAGTTGGCTAAAGATGAGGCACAACCTGATTTTAAGAAACATACACGTGGATACCTTCTTCATCAGACAGAGCCTGTAGGCGCAATGACAGAGGAAGAGGCTATCGAATACTTAATTATGAAAGACTGCCCTGAATCTGTATGGAAAACATATAACGAGGG